ATGTTGTTTTAGTGTTAAGCAGGTCATCTTCAACCGTTTTGGTTCGTGCAGTAACGCTAGTAATATTTTTAGTATTACTATCTATCGTCTTACTTAACTCGCTGACAGTCGACTTCGTACCGTTTGCTGTTTCTTCGACCGATGAGACACGTTTAGTTAGTTCAGACTGTGCGTTGGCTTGTGCAGTCAACTGTTGCGCTTGGCTGGTTAAATCTTGTTTCGCTGCGCTCAAATCGTCAGCCACAGTAGTGAGTTCTTGTTTAGCTTCTTCGACTGCTGCAAGCGAATCATTGCGCACCGTATCAAGTTTTTCTAGCAACTCTTGTTTAGTTTTGTCAATGGCTGCTGTAGCGTCAGCGTCTTTAGCAATGTAACTTATTTGATAGCTCGTAGTAGATTCACCGTTGGTATATATTATCACGGTTCGTATCCACAAATACATACCCTTAACTAAAGTAGGCACGCTGCTAGACCACGTTGCTGGCTCGGTGGTGTCAGACACACTGAGACCATACGTGACAACAGTATTCGCAATGCCGTTCCCCGTGTCACCCTTGTCACCTCGAGGTCCATCGTTGATATTGGTAAGTGTGATTTCAGTCGTGGCTACTTTGTTCCCGCTAACAAAAGCATCAACAGTTAGCAACGCGGTATCAGTGATATCCCTCGCTTGAATACGATACTGCATACCGTCTGTAACTATGCTATTAAGTGTCCAATGCCATGTAACATCTTTCGTCCAAGGAAGATTTCCTTTGTAAAGCGACGGCTTAATAATCGTTTCGCCTTCATTATTTTTGAAAGTAACCCCGCCTGTTGTTGCCAACTCAATTCGATAATACAGCCTGCTTTCGATCACTTGCTCAATTCGTGTTTGAAGTGCTGCGCTTGGCTTGTTATCAAGTTTTCGGTAATTCGTGAAGACGAACGAATTGTTAGCTGGATTATCAAAACTGATAATCATTTCTGACACGCGGGCTTCGAGCGCTAGACCACCAACGAAGTTCTTATCAATGATTCGAATGGTGTCCCCAAGCTTTAAGTCTGTGTAGTGACGAACAAAGCCAGATTGTACGCTTGCTGTATAAGTTACCAACGGATAAGCGTATTGTTTCAACGTACGCAGCGCATAAGCTTTTAAGTCATTGACATTTTCATACTCAGTTTGAAAATCCTTCCGAATCCAATTGTCTTGACCATCTGGCTTCATAGTAGCTGGATAGCGCTGCATTGAAAGTGGTGCGTATACAAAAATATCGCCTTTTCTGCTATAAAATTCCTCGACACCGTCAGCGTTTTTTTCAGAGAACTCAACATTAGCTAAGTTCACGCCATCTTTCCCATCGAAAACACCAGCGTTAAACATCTGTGTCTTATCGCTAGTGACTTGCACACCCTTAAGCCCGTTCGAATAATATAGAACGACGTCTTTACGGTCTGTGCCGATGTGGTTTTTCTGATAGATGTTGATGGCAATGCGTTTGTATGTGCCATCACGATTGAGCTCAGTTTTAAATTCAAACTCGGCATCAAAGTTCGACATAAGAGATTGCAAGCGTGCCATTTTTGTTTCTTGCGAATCGAATGTTAATGTACGCTTGCGGTCTGAAATCTCGTTGTTTCCGATTTCGACAGCTGCGAATGATAACAAATCCATGTGATTCAAATACCATTCAATCGATTGAGCGCTACTGCTGTTGAATGGATTAGCATATTCCAGCGCATACTCGAGATTGGTATTATTACATGTCAGCTGAATATTAAAGTCATCTTCTTGCAGTGTAGCAATGTAAAACACTTGATAAGAGCCATTCACATAAAATGACACGAAGCACTCATCATTGATAAGTTTGATGTCTTCGTGCAGTTCGCCGTTTGAGAACTTTGGGATTGTGAAGTCAAATGTACTTGTAGCTTGGTCTAAATAGGGATGCCATGTACTATTGGTGTACGATAGCATGTCTGGAATGTCGTTATTCAGCGCGGTGATTTTTTTCATTTTATTATCATGAATCCAAATTTGCATGCTTAAACACTCCTTTCATACCAAGTTACCTCAATGTCTGGTGCTTTACTAATCCAGCTTGAAAAATAAATATCAATTTCATTCTCACCAGGATCGAGACCAAACGGCTCAGCTAAGTAAGCCAAACCATCCATTGTTGGAAGATTATCAACGTATGTCTTCCCTTTTGACATGTCAACTTCAAGCACCGACCCTGCATGGTAGCGGTTTGGAACGTCTGCCCAACCAGGTACGAAGTCTTTCCGATAAAGAATCTGATCAAGATACATATGTGTCACTTGCTGAGTTGCCCCGATGTCGCCGAAGAAAACATGAATCTTAGCTGATTTGCGCCCTTTAATCTCTGGCACTCGAATTTTTGGATACCCGCCAAGCCAGTAAACTTGGATTTCGTCATCTCGGCGCATTAAGTCTGACCAGCCTCGTTTTGCATTAAACGGATTCTCGTTGTCTGCGTGCGTACCTAAAAACGTCCAATTCAGTGGCATACGATAGCCGCCCTTGCCATCCGAGACTAGAAAGTTGTATTCGCAACCAAGCCCGTTAGCACGCTTGAACGTTTCAACACCGTACAGAAACTTATCGTTCGTATCTGATACACAAATTTTCATAAAGCCATATTGATTAGATGAGCCCAGCCAAAATATTTGTTGCCACCAGATGTATTCGTTTAACGCTCCTTTTTCACCATTGGCGTCTGCCGGGATTTCCCACGTAATCGAAGCACCTTTGTTAGTTTGAGTGCCAGTTCCTCTGTCATGCAGAGCAAGGTGGTGACGCCCCCAAGCTTCATCAAGGAACAGCTCGCCTTTGATATCTTGGTTTGTGGTGTTCAAAATAGCAACGTTCTTAGTGCCGTCTTGGAAAGCTTTGGTGATTTTGCCATTGGTGTAGTCAAGCAAGACTTCTGAGTTTTTAACGTTCTTGCCATCTGCTTCTTCAGGATTGCCAATTTCGTAATTTTCCGTCTGGCTTTTGACGATGCCACACCAGCCATTGTCAGAGTTATGTTTAATTTTAAACTTCGGATAAGCTACCGCTGAGCCAAGATTGTTCAGATTGATCTTGTAATGATCGTTAGTCACTTTAGTGATTGTGCCGTACTTACTACTACTATCAGTGTCAACTAAACACTCGGTTTGCCCTTCGGCATACGATTTCGGCACATCAAAAGTCACTGTAATTGTAGCAGTGGCTGGCGACGTGCTGTTATCGACCGCTAAAGCCGGCTGTCCGCTCGCGATAGCTTCCCAGACTTTATCCGGCTCGTCACTGAAGACAAGTTTTTTAGGCCCAGTGACATTTAGGAACTTGCCAATTAAACCAGCTGCTTCATTGAAAAATGCTTGATTCCCGACAAGTTTAATTGTAACAGATACTTGTTTAACCGATAACGTGCTGTACAAGAATTGTTGGCCGTAACGGTGCATGCCTTGGTCTTGATAATTGTTATTGAAGTTGGCTGCAACATTTCGATTCGCATCTGTTACAGCAGCTCGACCAGTGCTGCTAATTTCGTTTAGTGATTCTAGCCAATCAACATTGTTGTATTTAATAGAAATGCCTGCCAAAAAATGTTCTCCTTTCTTAAATTATGCTTCCGCCATTTAAAAGTGTTTGGCGTTGTTCATAAGCATTTGTAGCTTCGTGCATGTACGGCGCTAAACCGTTTGAAACACTTCGACCATCAATAAGATTTCTAACCTCAATCGGTCTGTCGCCTTTAGAAACAAGCTGTGAAAGCAAGCCGATTACTGTATCGAATTTTGCTTCCAATTTCACGAGTGATGATTCGCTTGTGCCTGTTTGGCGCTCTGCTGGCGCTTCACCAGCAAATCTAGCCACCGCTTCAGTCAGTAATTGCCATGCCCTACCGCGCTTAGCGATGTCTGTTGGAATAACGTACTCTGGCATATTGCCTTCTGCGAGTTCATATACACCGTTTTTAGAAACCAAACCACCGTTGGCGTAACCATGGCCGTGGCCAATAACAGATAGCATGTTCGCGCCGTAGCGAGACTTTGCATAAGCAATACCAGCAAGAAGATTATCGTAGCCGTTAAAGATGTCCCCATGACCTGCGAATTTAAAAGCGTTAAATGTGCGGGATGTTGTTTGAACCAGTCCTTTCGCAAGGTCGCCAGTCAAAGTATTAATATCAGTATAACCACCTTGAACCGCTTTAGGATTCCCCCCAGATTCACTTTGGATTTGGCGTAACCAAGCATTTGTATACGCTTCGTTGTCAGGTAAGCCATTAGCTCTCAAAGCCTTTTTAACAAGGCTTGCCCATCGGCTAACCTCGCCACCCGCTGGATTGTCTTGAGGGCCACCTCCATCACCGTTTAGTGGCGCAAGCATTTTAGCAATCCAGTCAAACATACCGCCAACCTGACTCTTGATAAGTTTGCGAAGTGGTGATTTTTCTTCCTTCGCTTTGTCAGCTACGTGTACCCCAAAATCAAGGAACGTATCAACCCAAGACAGTGGTCTACCGGAAAATGCGTGATAAGAGTGTTGATTTAAGTAGTTATATTCTTCACCGCTGAACGTATCTCCAGAAACACCTGAAACCGTTGAAACGTGGTTTTGACCGTTCTTCGCATAGACCGCAACCATACCTGGTCTTGGCGTGCTGCTATGTGGAACTGGAGCGTTAAGCCACATATTACCATTGCCCAAATGGCTAAATAAGCTTGGATTAACACCTTGATTGGCTAATCGAGATGCAACGAATGACACACATTCCTTGAAGAAATAGCCCCATGGGTCAGCACCACTGTCAGCTGCTCTATCTTTAAATTGGTAATCGTCCCCAATAGCACCAGCCTGAACTTCTGGCGAAGCCTTTTCATTCGCCATAGACCAGAGTTCCTTCCACCAGTTCTTAGCATTTTCGACTGGTTTCTTATAGAGTGCATTACCTAAGTGTTTGAACATGCCATCCAGTTTGTCTGAGTTTGGATTGAATTTCTTAGCCAGTGTATCAACCGGATGCGTAACAGCATCAGTGATGAAACTCAACATTTTAGTGAACTTATCAACGCCGTCTTTCAAACCGTCCCAAACAGAGCCAGCTACGTTTGTTGCTGTGTTCCAAATCTTAGACCAGAAACCTGTACCTTTGGCAAATGCTTGACGATTGTTTAATCCTGCAAGCATTGCAAGCTCACTAGCGTTCAATACCTCTGAACCAGCTGGGAGGAGCATTTGAGCGTTCCTTCCTTGTGGCAAGACGGCCTTACCGTTTGGCAAAAGAACCATCTCTTGGTTATTAGTCTCTGGACTGTCATTGCCATCGTTTAGTGTAGCAAGCGTCGGTCTTGTGATTGCATTTCGATAACCATTAAAGAAACCTGTACCATTCGCGAATTTGACTTTTGGAATTTTACCGATTGCGTTCTTCGGTCCACCGAAGTCGTGGATTAGACTGTTGATACCGTCAATACCATCGTTCGGTATTTTGATGACTGCATTGATACCGTTACCAGCTAATTCTTTTAGACCGTCCCACATCTTTCTGAAGCCGTCTTTGATTGCGTTCCAGACTTCCTGAAATTTATTTCCGATGGCGTCCAGATTGTCAAACAATAGACCTTTTAAATCTTTTCCGAATTTCTTCTTAGTATCTTTGTTGATGTCGTCCCAGCGATTTGAAAGAAAATCTTTTGATGCTTGCCATGTTCTAGACCATCTGTAGTGAATTTTATCGTGTGTCTCTTTGACATTGCTAGCTAACTTAGAAACGCTTTCGCGCGTATTAGCTTTGATGTCTGTCCATGTTTCAGACGTTTTATCCTTGATGTCGTCCCAAACTTTTAACGTAGATTTGCTAATGTCGTTCCATGTTTTTGAAGTGTTTTTCTTAAGGCTATTCCAAGTTTTCGATGTAGACTTTTGAATCTCGTTGACTTTCTTGTCGATTCCTTTTCCAAGATCACCGACTGTCTTAACAACATCTTTAACAAATTTACGGAACTTCGCATTTTCTTTGTACATTTTTGCAAATCCAAGAACAACCGGATTTCCGAAGATCAAAATTTTGGCAATAATTTCAGCAACATTCTTAATAGTCTTGCCAACGTTTACAAAGAAATCACCAACTTTCTTAGCACCATTCTTGATGGCTTTAACAATGTTGTCTGTTCCTTTTGAAATTGACTCCTTGAAGTTTTCCCAACCTTTAGACAGGTCTTTGAACTTGTCTCTCAACCATTTAATAGCGCTGCCGATTCCGTCTTTAACGGATTTTGCAATGTTATCGCAGAACTTGTGGAATTTCTCATTGTGCTTGTACAGCATCACAAATCCAGCGATTAAAGCGGCCACCCCGGCAATTACTAAAACAAGCGGGTTAGCCACCGTAAAAGCGAAGGCTGCTTTGATTCCTCCAGCTACTTTTGTGGCAACTGGTGTTAGCGCTTCGAGTGCTTTTGTAGCAGCTTTTGTGCTAATCTCCGCAGTCCATTTCAATGTGCTTTTAACTGTCGCTGCATTCTCTTTGACAAGGTCGATATGTTTCTTGACTGCCTTGATTCCTTTAGCGGTCTTAGCTAGTCCATCTGTTGCGACATCATAGACTTTTTTTGTAGCAAAAGCGGCTACGAATGCTTTACCTAAAGCTTTGATAGCATCTTTATGTTTAGCTACGCCCTGCAAATTTTCGGAAACTTCAGCAAGCGGATCTTTTGCCTTATCGGCGTTTCCGAAGATGCTAGAGAATCCATTTGCAATAGTTTTAATTGTACCTGAAATAGCTTCCCAAACACCTTGGCCAAAGAGTCCTACAATTTCCGTCACGCTTGAAACGATTTGAATGATATCGCCAGTGTGATTGTTGATATAAGTGAAAAGTGCACCTGTTAAATCAGTGATTTTAGAAAGAGTATCTCTGAATATTCCCATCGGTGTTTCAGAGTCTTTCATGTTTTTCGAAATACTTCCAAAACCGTTTGCCAAACCAGCAACAATGTCTGCAGCAACTTGGAAAACCGTACTGCTTAAACTTAAAGCGATATTCCCAATATTTCCCGCGACATCTTTGATGGTGTCTTTTCCCTTTGCAAGTGAGCCGAACATTTCACCAAAGACAGCTTTTACTGTGTTGACAAAACGCGCGACTGGCCCTGTAATGAGTTTCCCTATGCCTTCTGTAATGTCTGAGAAGACTTGAACGATATCTCCAGTATGATCGTAAATGTAATCAAAGAAATCACCTGATGCCTTGGCAACTTTAGAAAGATCGTCTCTAAATACGCTCATCGGCGACTTAGAACCCGCCAAACTTCCCTTTATCTTCTCGAATCCATTCGAGATACCAGCTATTGCATCAGCAGCTAGTTGCCAAACCGAACCGCTTAGGTACATGGCGATGCTTTCAAAGCTTTTCAAAGAATCCCCAATAGCATCTTTACTTTTGGCGAGGGAATCAAATACTCCGCCAAACACAGCTCTCACCGTATTCCCAAATCGTGCCATTGGACCCGTGACGAGCCATCCTACATCTTCTGTAATGATTGAGAAGATTTGAGTGATGTCTGCTGTGTGCTTGTAGATGTAAGTAAAGAACTTATCTGATAGATCAGTGAGCTTAGAAAGGTCATCTTTAAACACGCTCATTGGAGACTCAGAACCCTTCAAGCTCTCTTTTATGTTCTCAAAACCATTAGATATGCCTGCTATGGCGTCAGCGGCAACTTGCCAAACTGAACCACTTAGGTTTAAACTAATGGTTCCAAGTTTGGCTAAGAAGTCGCCGATTGCATCTTTGCCTTTTTTAGCAGAGTCAGCTATTTCGCCAAAAACAACTTTCACTGTGTCGGCAAACCTTCCGAATGGTCCCATGGTGATGACACTTATGTTATCCTTCGCCCATGTAATGCCGTTAGCAACTTTCTCAAACGCCTTGCCGACAAGGTCACCAAATTTAGTAATGGCGCCAGTGATGTTTTCTTTACCGAAAGCGTCAACGATGTTCGTCAAACCGGTTGTAACCGTGGCCTCTAAATTACCAATCGCACCTTCAAACGTCTTGGTTGAGCGCGCCGCTTCTTCTGCTGCATCACTTGAACCTAGGTCTTGAATGGCCTTTAAGAATTCTTCTGCTGAGATTTGACCATCTGCCATAGCTTGGCGGAAATCGCCAGTATAAGCACCAGCATTCTTCAAAGCTTCTTGTAGTTTCCCAGAAGCACCTGGAATGGCATCAGCCATTTGATTCCAGTTCTCTGTCGTCAGCTTACCAGCTCCTGCCGTTTGAGTTAATACCATAGCGACAGATTTGAAAGTATCTGCATTACCACCAGCGACCGCGTTTAAGTTCCCTGCGGCAATCGCAAGTTCTTTGTAATTCTCGATACCGTTAGCAGCTAGTTGTGCACCAGTGTTAGTGATGTCGTTCAATTCATATACAGTGTCATCTGCATACTTCTTGAAAATCTTAGTCGCTTCTTCAGTTTCTTCCTTGGTCTTTCCAGCGAAGTTCATCGTCGACTGGAATTTTTCAATCGCGTCAGACGTGCCCATAACTTCGCTAGTCATGTTGCGCATAGCCCCGACAACACTTTGAATAGCACTCACGCCTAGGCTAGCAACCGCTCCGAGCGACAACTTCTCACGGAAAGTACCTAAGACAGAGTTGGTATGTGACGCTTTTTCTGCAAGTTCTCGCATCGCATTCGCAGACTCTTTAGCACCTGATGTGAGTTTTTCGCGAAAAGCACTAAAGATAGAATTGGTGTGCTCCACTTCTTTCGCAAGCCCCTGCATGCCATTCGCAGATTCTTTGGCCTTTGCTCTTATTTTGTCAAAGAAAGTCGGGTTAGCTTTTCTGAACTCTTCGTTAAGCTTTTCTTGTTCGTTTCTAGCATGCGCTAAGCTTGTTGCCGTTTCATCTAAACGCTTCTTTTGAAGCAGGTATTTCTCGCTTGTCTTTCCAGACTCAGCAGCGACTTTTTCGAGCATGCTCTCTTGAATCTTATATTGATTCGTGAGGTTTTCAATCGAGCTTTTTAGATACTTGGATTTTTCTGCATTTACTTCGCTCTCTCTTCCTTCAGCCTGCAACCGTTTGATGTATGTCTCAGAAGCCTCGTTTTGTCGTTTAAGCTGTTGCTGTAAGTCTGCCAAACCAGAATTAAAGTGGTTTGCGTTAGCTTTGGCATTAGCTAAGCTTGTTGCAGTTTCATCCAGACGTTTCTTTTGTAGGAGATATTCGCTACTTGTTTTACCAGATTCGGCACCAATCTTTTGCAGCATGTCTTCTTGAGTTTTGTACTGCTTAGTAAGATTTTCGACCGAATTTTTTAGAAGTTTAGACTTTTCCGCGTTGGCTTCATTCTCTTTGCCTTCGGCTTGAAGCCGTTTAATATATGTTTCAGAAGCTTCGTTCTGCTGTCTAAATTGCTGTTGTAGACCAGCTAAACCAGACTTGTAATAATCAAGGCTAGACTTAGCTTTCTGTTGTTGGCTTTCCATCGAAGCTAGTTTTGTTGTGGCTTGGTCGATTTGGCGTTGATACTTTAAGTATTGCTCAGCTGTTTCCGCGGTGTTACCTTTAAGTTCCGATTGTTCGCGTTTCAAGCTGTCGATTTTAGCTTGTTGGCGAGTAATCGATTCACTCAAACCATCATATTTAGCTTTCGCAGCGCCCAAAGAGTCACCAGCGCTCTTTAATTGTGCTTCTTGTGCTTTCCACGCGCTTGTGGCACTGCTGACTAATTGCGTCAAATGTTTGATAGACTCGCTGGCCCCTAGCGTGTTCAATGAAATCTCCGTTGACATCGTGGCGTTTATTTTGTTTGCCATATTTCCTCCTTTCCTCTAAATAATTAAAGAAGGGTCAACGGGTCAACAACCCTATCATCCGCTTCTTTCGCACTCATGATGGACATCAACTCATAATAGTCAGTATCATTACATTCATCGAGTGTCCATCCGAAGTTGATAAGCGCTTGTTTGATGATTAGCTTTAAGTCTTCAATCCTATTTTCAAGTTCAAAGACTTGTTCACCAGCAGATTTTATTTTTTTGGGTCTTTAGTGTCCTCTAGTTGTTCATCGTTCAAGCCAAGCATATAGCCAGTGATTTGTTCAGAAATCTTTTGAACACGTTCGCTGTCCAAATCAAGTAATTTCTCATAAGCATCATCATCAAGGTTTAGCACTGCACGAATGAATGCAAGTGTTTCATCCAAGCCTTTAAGACTAGCGCTGATTTGGCTAACCACATCGTCTTCATCAAGACCATCACTGACTTTAGCGACTGCTAGCTGATAAGCGAACATGCGTTTCATGTTACGGATGCTTGTGTGCACTTCAAATGCTTTCTTTTGTAGTTCTGGTATTTTAATTGTTTTAACTTCCATGTCTTTTTTCCTTCCTTAACTTAAAAATAAAAAGCTGGATTTTAATCCAACCTAAAAATTAGCTATGATCTGATACTCCTGGGCCTGCTGGAGTGGCTGTGTAACCACCGAATACTTCAGCAAGCATGTTAGCTTCTTGGAACCCATCTGCACCTGAATAATATTTCTTAAGTGGTTCACCATTAAACGCTTTAGCTGACAAAGCGTTGTAAGTCATGTTATCATCGTTACGTGTTTGCGCAGTATCCGTGTCAGTAGCCACGTTTTGAGCGTTTTCTTGCATGATACCATTGGCAAAACCAAAGTATACAGAGTGTGCGCGGTCAAGCGTTTCAGATTCAATCAGCATTGCTACGTGAGGTTTATCGCCAGAGAGTGTGTAACCACCTTTTGAATCTGAGCGATAGCCCAAAAGTTTTTGTTTGATTTCAAAGCCCAAGTTATTGAAGTCAAGTGCTACTGTTGGTGAACCTGGTGCGATTAAAACGTCTTGTACTGCGTTGTTGCCTGAAATTTTAGTAGCTGAACCTTCCATGTTAGAAATGTTAGCTGTTTTAGTACCAAGCATGTCAGAACCAACTTCTACGATACCTGATTCTGAAAGTCCGTTAGTGCCTTTAATGAGTTGTTGTGTTTTTGGATCTACTAGTGCTAGTGTCACCATTTTTAAACCGACAATTGCCATATAATTATTCTCCTTTTAAAATTTTTTCTCGCTCAACATAAAAGACACCTGTCATTTGATAGGTGTCTGGGTCTACGCTGTGCTCTCGAATGTCTGTGATTTTGTAATGCTCAGAAACAAGAAATTTCATTAGTCTTGTCTCGAATGCATCTAAATCAAAATCAACGTCCAGTTTATAAAAAATCTGGACTTCGATTTGATTCGTTTTGCCGAAAAAGCTATCATTGCCAAACATACCAAGAAAAGCGTCAGATTCTCTCAGCAACACAATCGTCTTATCAGTATTTTCTTGAACTTCTTTTGGCAAGTTGTTTGCATATGTCTCACTTATTTCACCAAATCCTTTGCCATCAATTAAGTTCTTTAATTCTAATGTTGCTAACATCACTTAGCTCCTTTCTTTCGAATGATTTTGTCATATTCAGCTTTCTCAGCCAACAGCACTTTCTTTTGAACAGTGCTGTCATTCTGCACTTTTGTTACAAAGTGGTCTGCTTTATATTTCTTTGTTCCGTCATTCAAACGTCTGGCGTTTTGAGCATGAAAACGATTTTTCCAACCAACGGTTGCTTTGCCGTTTTTCGTGCCATCTACGCCAGTTTTCTGGACAGACAAGCTATCTGCCATGTGCCCATATTTGGGGTCTTTATGATTCGAGTAGTGCTTTTCTTTTGTGGCTTTAGCAAGCTCGTCTTTGAAAACCTCTGCACCCGCCTTAGTGATTCTCGATTGTTCCGCAAGCGATAAGTTTCCGATTTCTTGAACTGTTTTAAGCCATTCTTCTAAAGCTTGATCTAACTCAACCATCTTGTTTTCCTACCTTTTCCGATTTTTTCAACGTCACAAAGTCATATCTGTTTAATCCAAAGTTTTCGTCAGGACTAACTTTTGAAATATTGTAAACAGTACCGTTTAAACGCACTGCTTGTCCCTCCACCACCTTTGAATTGTGTCTTATGACAATTACCCTCGACTCACTTTCGCCTGCTGAAATCGCTAAATATTGCTGATTCAGCGTACGTGTATGAGGCTTGTAATGCAATGTGAATTTTGGTACGAACTTAGGAACGCTAATACCTGTGTATGGATTAGCTACTGATTCGTAAGCGCCAAATTCAGCTTTATTTCTAAAATCTGTTGGCTTGTACTGTTTTCTACCCATTGACATCACCCCTCGCAATAAACAGCGTATAAGCCACGCAATTGGCCTATAACACTGTTCAAAGTCAAATTGATAGGATAAGTCATAGTATCTGTTAAAGCCACTCTGTACGTGTAATACGAGCTTGCTAATGCAAGTACCGCTGTGTCATAGAGTGACTTAACGTTTTCTTGCTCAAAAAAGCCGTCAGCGTTACCGACAGCATTCTTGATATATGTTTCAGCTGTTGTGATGTATGCTTGGATAAGCGCAACGTCGTCACTCTCGTCTAAGTTTAGTGCTAGCATCACATCGTTTTGGGTAACGCTCATTGCTTAACTCCTTTTATTCTTTCGCTGCAGCTGCTGCGGCTTGGAAGTTAGCTGTTTGGTCTGCAATTGCTGTGAACGATGCAGGGACAAAAGCTTCACTATCAACAGTGACCACGTCAAAGCGGTCGATTACGCGGATTTTAGTAGTGTCAGTTTCAAACGCACCAGCACCAATATTTGTAGCAAGCAATGACATGTTTTCGCGGTCAAACAAAGTGACAGCTTGTTTCAAATCGCCGAAGTATAGTGGGCGCGCTGTAGATTTGTTTGGCAACCAGCGGTCTGCAACTTCTTTAACCGGGAAACCATCGATTGAGTATCCTGTAGGCGATTTTACATCACGTTCCATCAAATAATCACCCATAGCGTTTTTAACTTTTTTAAGCGCTGTGAAACCAGAAGTGTTAGTCAAGAACATTGAAGTTGGTTTGATAGCTGGATCAACTTTACTTTCAAGGTCAATAATGTCGTCCCATTTAGCCAATGTTGGTTTTGTTGGCAATTTCTCAATTGCTGCAATGATTTTAGTGTTGCGAGTAACGACCACTTTCTTGGCAATCCAGCCAGACAACCATGCGATAATGTTCTCAGCTGTGTCTTTCAAAAGTGAGTTAGTCACAGTAGTAATACCTGCATAACGTTTAATAAGGTATTTGATAGTTGTCAATTGCGGGTCAGTGTTGTCGCCAATTTTTGCACCCTCTTCGTCGATTTCAGAAAGGGCTGTAATGTCAGACCATTTTTCGTAAACACGAGAACCTTTAGAAGTTGAAACGTGCTCTACGTTAACATATTCTTGCAAAGAGTCGTATTGGCGAACTAAAGTGCGAATCGTAGTTTGAACATCTTCTGGAATAGTCAAACCTGCATTGCCAGCACCTTCTGTTTCATCAGATGAAACCATGTTTTTAATTTGTGCGTAATTACCACGAACTAAATTTTTGAAATCATTAATAAATTGATCTTTGATTTCTAATTCTTCATCATTAAGCGGTGCTTTTGGCGCTTCGATTGCAGCAATTGCTTGCGCCTCAGCTAATTGATCTTTCAAAGCGTCACGTTTTGCTTTAGCGTTTTTGTATTTTGTTTTCAAATCAGCGAACGCTTCTGGCGCAAAATTATCATCATTCAAAGCATTATTCATCTGTTCATATAGGTCTTCAGCGTTGTGACCTGCTTCAATCCAAAGATTGTTAAGTGTGTTAATATTCATTAATTTTCTCCTTTTTTGTCAAATAAAATAGCCAGCTTACGTTCTCGTACAGAGTTAGTAGGCTGACTTTGTTGTGTTTGAGTAATTGTTTTGGCGCTGACGATTCGTTTTTCAATTTCATCTTCGAGCGCTTTGTTAGCTTCTGCATTCTTTTCTTTAAACTGCATATTATAAAACTTATTGAGCGCTTCGCGACTTGGTAGCACATGCAACGAATTAGTGATAAGTGGCTTGTTTTCGTCCACAAACATAATTTCGTCAGCAAAGCCTTTATCAACAGCCGTTTGAGCATTCATCCACGTCTCGTTTGACATCAAATGAATCAAATCAGATTCTTTCATGCCTGTTTTTAAAATGTAGGCATTAACAATCGATGCATCAATACTATCTAAAACATCAGCGTTCTTCCGCATGCTGTCTGCATTTCCACAAGCATCATTTGATGCTTTATGAATCATCAGTTGAGCTGTCGGACTGATGCGGACTGTGTCGCCTGCCATTGAAATGACAGAGGCCGCAGATGCCGCTAAGCCTTGAATATTAACAACGATGTGTTTTCCACTAGCTTTTAGCATTGTATAGATTTCGCTTGCTGCGAATACACTGCCACCATTAGAAGCGACGTCCAAAGTGATTTCTTCGTCAGTGTCAGCTTCTAGCGCTTGTTGAATTTTCTTAGGATAAACGCTATCCATACCCCAGAAATCATAAAAAGGGCCATATTCATTACTAACGATGTCACCTTTAATATCAATCTTTCCCATCTTCCTCACCCCCTTTCAATGATTTAGCGGTATTAAGATTCTCGCCAATTGGCAAATCCTTAGGTAAAATCTCTGCTTGTTGTAACATGTATAGGCCTTGATTTTGAGCCACTACACCAGTTTTAACCAACTCGCTAATACGCTTGATATAGTTTGAACCTGTTGGATCAACCGCTGGAAAAATGTCCGAATCAATGTCGCACCCAAGCTTGTTACTTAGTTCGCTAACAAAGGGTCTCAAGTATCGTGCGACTGCTTTAGCATAGACGTTCATAGACATATCAAGTGATGATTGCTGGTCACCTTTTCCACCGACAACATTTTCAGGAATGCCATACACCTTAGCGAATTGCCCTGTCGTCCAATCTGCTTGACTAAGCAGTTGAGCCACGTTCGATTTAATTTCAAGTGGTTTAAATTCTTCTAAGTCGTCCAAAACCAAAGGGCCGCCTTGCATTTGTTTCATAGCTTGACGTGAGCGAGATTGTTTGGTCTTAAAGTCCAAAAGGCCGCCACCCTTAATTGTCAAAATACCGTTTGCATTTAGCGCATTCTTGAGTGAGTTAAGCGTTAGATTATCACTCGCTTTTTGGATATTTAGTTCTCTAGTTAGCGCCATCAGCGGGCTCACGCTGGTCTTGCCACCATCGACAGAAAGCAGACGGAAATGCAGAACATCGTTCTGCGGAACATACATTTTAGACCCGATTTTGGGGTCATCAAATGTGATATTGTAATAAAGTCCGTTCTCATAATCGATAGGATTCATACTGACTTGCGAAGGCCTCAAGAATTCCCATTTGACGTCTTTCCCGTTAACGTTTCGCCAGCGATAAGCGAACGCCTCGCCACCTAAAAGCAATTGAGCAAAAATAGATTGATAAAAACCAAAACTGTTTGAATTATTCGTTGGATTATCGATAATCCCTTGCATACGCTTGTTAGCAGTGAGCCGAACTGTAGCCAAGTCGTTTGATAATTGATTAATAATGCTGAACAAATCTGAATTTTTTAACGCTTGCTTGGCTGACACCCATTCGTTGCCTGTCAAATTAGCTGTTAAATAGTTGTAATCATCATCACCAAAGAATTGTGTAGCAGGTGGACTCTCAGTCGACTGATTCATAAAATTAAAAATCGGCAAATATTCTCACCTCCTTTCTAAAGCTCACTGCTTAATCAAATTTTGACTTAATCCACTTGTAAAGTTCTGCGATTACGCAATAGATAAAAGCCAAAATAGGCAATAATGCGAAAAAACTGAGAACAAGAAACACTAAGAACACAAATACGCCCATCATTACTAGTGCTGCATTTAAAATTGCTGATACCATCATTCCCCCCCTTTCCCAGAAATTAATTCGCTGATTAAACCAGCTAAAAAGAATGTGATTGTCATACTAATGCCAAAAGCAATGTGTTGCTGATAATAAGTCGTTAAATTAGCAGAAATTGCTGCTAAAACGAACATAATTACGTCGAAAACATCCCAAATTGCTTTAAAAAGCTTTAAAATCATTGTTTTTCACCTCTAATAATCATCTAACATGCCACTTTCTGGGTTCTTAAGCCAATCCAAAACGGCTTCTTGCGACATGTGTTCTACTTTCCATGTTGGATTGTTAGTGATTGCATAGTCTTCAAACGCATACATACCGTCATAAAAGCCGTCAATAAGCGCGTCAACTACGTCAATCTTGTATGTAGATTTCATCTTATCTACTTGGATACCGATGTTATCCTCTTTGATAACGGCATTTATCAAGGCTTTACGCATGATTTCATCATCAAGGCGTGTTATATTGCCTTCGATAAATAGCGTCTGTAGGAACTTGGTAGGGTCTTTTAACTCACTTGTCCGTTGTCTGATTGGCATCAAAGGGAAACTTGTATTAGCCTCTAACGCCTTAATAATCTTAGACACGCCCATTGCGTCGTAACCAAAAAAGACAACGTCAAGTGCGTTGTCTTCGACATAATCTAAGAACCAGCGGTAAACCTCCTCTGGGTTGATAAGGCCTTGTGGATGGCTTGTAATCGTACAAAAGCCCTTGGCTTCCAAGTCTCGATAGTTAACGCCGTCTTGCTCCATCTTAGCTTCTAACGAACCTGCTTGTTGCCATGGAATAAAACTGTGCTGCTCAACGTGCCACTTCTGGCTACCGTCTTCACCTAAATATGGATAAACAAAGCCAATTGCCGTGTTATCGCTAAACATTGACGCATCAAGACCAACATAAACACGTTTGCCACGTTTATCAAATTCAGGGATAACCGCATTTTCTATATCTTTTAAATCAAGAAAGCTATTGCTGTCAGCAAGCAACCAACAATTCATGTTTTTAACTTGGAAATCAGCAAGCTTACCCATAAGCATTTTTTTATCGCGCTCAGAAAGCAATCCTTTCATAAGACTATCTTTCAAGTCTGGGTGATTCAGCAGCGGATTGCTTTTAGCCCACGTTTCTGGTTGAAACGTTTCTTCTAGATTATCTTGTGACCAAATCAAGCAAAGTTGGTCATCTCCAGACCTATCAAAATCACGTTCCATGATTTCAATCAATTTCTTTTGTTCTTGATGAAACGGCACGTCTGGCGTTTGATAAGATGTTGAAATCTCGATAAAGCGAGAACCCTCCGTATTGACCTGGCCAGAAGTGATTTTAGATATTCCTTCATCTGTTTTAAGCTCTCCAACCTCGTCGGCTACCGCTAATTTAAAATGTTTCGAGTCGAACTTACCAGATTCAAAAGAAATTGTTTGAATGCTGTTGCTATCAACCGTTGCTTTAATTTCTCGTGTATACAATTGCAAACCAGTTTCGACTGCTAACGACTTGAACGGTTCATTCTCGATGATTCTTGACATCATACTTTTAACATATGTGTAGAGTTTCATCGTTTGTTCGAAGTTTAACGAACTGACCAAAAAGTCTTGGTTACTAAGCCCGATTGTTTCAATTAAGAACGAATAGTTAAGACTGATACCAGCTATCATGGTCTTACCTTGTGCACGAGCCATTGAAAGAATGATGTTAACAAAACGTGGCAACCCATCTAAATCAAACCATGCGAAAATTTGACTGAAGATAAATAACTGCCAGTCCATCGGCTCTAGCTTCTTGCTCAAATCATCAACGTTTGGTACTAACGATAAGAACTTCAAGAAGCGGTTAAAAGCGTCAATAGAATAGACATAAGGAAAATCATTTTGCCCTTGCCTTTGTAAGTCTCTAAGGTGACGGAAACAAGCTAATTTGATATTGTATCCAGCCACTATTTTTTCGTCTAACACATCAAAACAATATTCTGTTCCTACGTCTGTATATTTTCTGCGAACAAAAGAAAAATCGATACTTTGATAAGCACCGATTACATCTTTTGTTTTTGTTAAATCAATCTCAACTATGTTTCCTCACCTCTTTCTATTTAAAAAATTCTTTCATTTTATCTTTGATTGAGCCTTCATCTGACTGTTCACCAGCAATTTCCATAAGCTCTTGACGCCCTTTAGGAGTTAAACCAAGCTGAACACCGATTTTATTCAAAGTGTCCACGGCGTCTTTCATTGTGGCAACTGCTGGATTCTTTTTAAAGCCAAGCGACTGCTCACCTAGAATTTCACCAGACCCTTGAGCTTGAATTGGCTTTTTCATTTCCTGTTGAATCCCATTTTGTTTAATGTCCTCGTACGCCATTTTGTAAATCTCATAATTCGTACAGTAGGTTTCAACTAAGAACGCATCAATGCGTTGAACCTTGTTTGTACTTTCTAAAAACGGAACGATTTTGCGCCAAACCTCCCTTGCCACCGCCCCCAAGTGGTTTGGTGGGTCGCCGGGTAAACGCCCATTATTCTGCTGATAATATGGATTTTTAACCACCCATCATTTCTCCTTTCAAAACTCCTTATGACACCCCTTAAAAATCTGAAAAATGGCGCGTGATACAAGCGAACACCTTGTGGTGGCTCTCCTTGTCCCAAAATAGGGGGCGGGGGTCATTTTAAAACGTCTCGAATATAATTATATTCCCGAATGTTAAAACTCGATACAGGGCGTTTTAGAGACCTTCTCGGATGTCTTTCTTTTTGCGGGCTATCAATCCAGCCCACTGGCTCACTGAGAGCCTTAATTTCGTGTTTTTATGCGTGTTCCCTTGCCCTGTCCCATAAATATCCTGCTCTAGCTTACGTTTGACGTTATCGCAGTCTCTGCACGCTGTTGCGATGTTTGATAAATCCGTGCGTATTTTTGGAGCTATTTCCGCTGGCGTGATGTGGTCGCCAACTCTCGAGTTAGGTCTTTTGATACCATTTGCTAAACAATACTGACAAAGATAACAATCACGTTTTAAAGCTTGCTCGCGAAGCGATGTCCATGTTAACGAATGATAAAACTTATTACGTTCTCTATTCGCTTCATCTCTGTTGCGAACTCGCTTATTGTAATACGTACGACTGTAAACCTCACGCTGCTTAGCATATTCAGCCTCATATTGCTTGTGCTTGTCACAATAATATGCAGGTCTTTCTACCAGCGCGTGACAACCTGTATATTTACACCTTCGTACCATTGGCAACCTTATCACCCCTTTCTTTGCATAAATAAAAGACAATAGCTGTTGCTACTGCCTTATCCTTATCATTCGATACTACTATATTACCACTTTGAAAGTTACCTGCGTTTACAGTTACTGTATATTTACACACTATTACACTATATTTATTAGTTATATCGTTACTTTTTGTAACCTCTAGGTACACCACAAGCTGTGGGATGCCTACGACCACCTAAAGAACCTTTACTAGGTTTATGGATTTCAAATGACAAAACCCATAAAAAAGAAGATTGATTTCTCAATCTTCCAAGAAAGCCTCTGCTCGTCTAAGCCAAACATAATACGTCTTACGTGTCGTCCAGCCTCTGCGTTCACATATTTCATCGATAGACAAACGATCAATATAAACCATCTGCAACAGACCTCTTGCCTCTGGCTCTGGAATTTCAGCAATACGTTTTCTAAATTCACGTTTCTGTTTCATTGCTTCGATTGTATACTCTTCAATCTCTTCTCGTGTTGCAATTAATTCAACATATAGATCATCACGTTTTTTTCGATTTCCATTTTGGACTTTATCAGCTTGTAATGGACTGGCGTTGATTTTGAGCGCTTGAGATTCCAATTTCTGTAATTGATTCATTTGACTTTCGATGTAATCATCTAGCCATTGAATTTTTCGTAAACGTTCAAAAGTTTTCATGAAAACCTCTCCATATTTTGGTATAATATAGGTAGTTTTCTATATGTGTTAGTCTGCTTGCCCGAGCAGGCTTTTTTTGTGTTGTAATGGCTAGCGATAACCGCATCACACTTTAAAAGAAAAATAGTATTAAGGTACCTCTTTTCTATTTTTAAATTTCGCTATTTGTTTCGCCAGTAAAGTAAACCAGATAAACTCAGCTAGCAATTGTACTAATCTTTGTGATGATTAAAGTTTTGTAAGAAGGAGTGCTTTAACCACCTCTATTCCATTTTTATTTTTTCTGGTTTAACGACTGCAAATGGATTCGAACCACCTGCAGCCCTTTTGCGAAATACGCTGTTCCCAATAGTATCTGCGAATCTTCTGGAAAATCTAAGGTTTTAGAGAATACCTTAGTAATGAGCCATTTCCCATGAATCTAGAATAATTTAGAGTCCTAGAGTGTCGACTAGGAAACACTCATCATAGGCCTGCTTTCTATTTTTATTTTTTCTTTCTAGTCTAATACCCACGCAAGGATTCGAACCTTGCTAGTACCAAAGTGGGTTACTGATTATTAGCCATTATTTTTTCTCCAAAAACTTGTTTTATATAAAACCATCGCTTGCGTACTATAATAGCCGGCTGACGACAGGTCAACAGCATATGAAACATTAATGATTTTATGTTTTAACGCAAATTCGTTGATTTCTTTTTCTATTTGATTACCGTTCGTATCGTAAAAAAATTTAACTTTATTCATTTCATTCTCACCTCAATTTCAAATTCTTTGTCTTGAAAGGTTGCTGGAATAACAACACCTTTCATAACACCGTCTCTAAAATACATTTCAATCATGCTTTCGAGAACTGCTTTGCCAATGTCTAGCTGTGGTTCTAATAATTGTTCTTGTAATGTTTCCATTTTATTCTCCTAACGAATCAAAGATAAGTTATCATAAATGTTACCAATGACCTTAATATCTTTAAGGTCTGTGTAAAACTCCTCTAAATAATCAAAAGATGTTAACATATTACTTCCCCAGTCTACACTAAAACAAGCATAGTCATTATCCCACACCACAGGAACTGTATAACCATCACCATCACAGTCAAAGAACCTAATGATGTCTCCCTTGTAAATCTCTCTGCCGTTTTTATCTTTAAGTCCTGTGAATCGCATGAGCTCAATTTCATCAAAATCCCTTTCGCACCAAAGACCATTAATTTCCTCAATCATCACATATGACTGACCAAAATCAATCATCATCACAGGAAACATTTTCTTGCTTATTTTATCCCACGCTCTAAATTTTGGTATCATTCATCCACCTCTTTCGCAAACTGCCAAGCCCATTCAAAATCTTGCTTGATTTCTGCTTCGGTTAGTTGACAGTCTCCAAATTTTTCCCATTGTTCTATACAATACCTGTTGACAATAATTTTCCCATTTTTAAGTCTAGAAAGTATATAATGGTCGTCTGTTTGGCAGTTAGGACTAGGAAGTTCAACTGTGTACAGCTTCTCTTTCTTGACTTCATAGCCATAAAGCTTCATTTTCACAAGGGTTTCAATAGCTTTATTCCTTACATCATCAAACCATTTAGAAAACTCTTCTTTGGGTAGTTCTCTCTGATAACTCCTTATACACAGCGTATATATATTGCGTTCAAGACTATACTCATTCTTTTCATACCAATCAGCAACAAACTTTGGTACTACAGTTTTCTCTGGCTCATCAAGCTGTTCGACAATTTCTAAAGCTTCTCCCTTCGGTATCATTTCGATAGCAAAGTTAAAATCTTTATCTTTAATGGTTAGCCCATCTAGTTTTTCAATCTTTTTAAGCGCTTCTTGTTTATTCATTCCTCTACCTCTCTATACCAATAAACTAAATCTGCTAATTACTCATAACCATCCTCATTCAACATATTCCAATCAACATCTTGTTTTGACAGCCAATCAGAGAAATTTAAATAGTTGTCAATCTCAAGCTCAAGATAATCACCCCAACTCCAAAAGTAGCCATCAATTTTCACACGATCACCATATGGATTTTCAAAGATTAAAATTGGATTATCACACCACATTGAGCCAAAACATAATTCACACGTTCCAGTTTGCTCTGTGCGCGCTTCAGACAAATCTACATCTACTAATTTAATTCCTTTCATCTCATTAGCTCCTTCATACGTTTTAAAACTGCGCTGTCAGGTTCTGGCATTTTAGCCAAATCTAAATATTTTTTCGCTTCGTTTGGTTCAACGTGCAGCATTTCCGCAATATCAACATAGCTTTTTAATTTATTTTTAATCGTCCAATTTCTAAAATTTCGACATACATCGAGCGGTGTTCCTGTTCTTGTTTCCACGAACGTAACTGCGTACATTGCTCGACGTTTATTTACTGTTTTCCCCATATTTACTTCAGCCTTTCTGCTATCGATTTAATCACATTTACTGTCACACTATTCCCAGCTTGCTTATATAATTGCGTTTTCGAATTGACTTCTTGCGCTTTATCAAAAGCCCAATCTGGAAAAGCTTGTAATCTCCAGCACTCTCGAGGTGTTAGCTTTCTGATTTTCAAATCCTCTGTCACTACGCCTTGATTTCCACTAGTCAGTAAAGTATTAGCTACTTGTCTGCCAACTCTTCCTCGTCTTGTTTTGGAAGTTGGAAAATCCAAATTAATATAATCGCCAACTCCAGCTAAAGCGTAGCCTTGTTTCGTGCCTTGGCGAATTGCTATTTTTGGCTCGAGACCACCGCCTTGCATAGTGTTCAAGGTAGGCGCCAGTCCAGCTGGTGAATAAATTCTATTCGACGATTGGAATTTACCTTCTAAGCTCCCTACCTGAATAAGTTTCGGCTCTTTATAGTCACTGCTTAACAGAGCTCCTATTTTTCTTCGTGGGTCAGCGTTGCCAATTATTTGAATTGGAACCTCTGCATTTTTTCCGAAGATAGGAAATATTGGTCTGGTACATTCTCCTCTAAGATGTCCGACAATATACACACGTTCTCTGTTTTGTGGGACACCGAAATCTTTGCTGTTAAGCATTTGCCATTCCATATCATACCCCAGTTCATCAAACGTTGAGAGGATTGTTTTGAATGTTCTTCCTTTGTCGTGGTTAAGGAGTCCTTTAACGTTCTCGCAAAAAATATATTTAGGTTTGAGAATACTTGCGAATCTTGCAATTTCAAAGAAGAGAGTTCCTCTTGTATCTTCAAAACCTCCTCGTTTTCCAGCAATTGAGAAAGCTTGACACGGAAATCCTCCGCAGATAATGTCAACGTGTCCGATTTTTCGAACAAGCTCATCTGGTACGCTTGTGATGTCATGTAATTCAATTTCTCCTTCTGTGTTATGTATAGCTTTATAACTTGCTCTGGCGAATTTGTCTATTTCGCAAAATCCTACGCATTCATGTCCTGCTGACTCTAGCCCAAGACGAAAACCGCCGATTCCTGCAAATAAGTCTAAAAATTTCATTCAATTTCCTCGATTTCAATTTCAATTCGTGGGTTTGGACTATATAGTTTTCTAGCTCTCAAATCACAGACGATGGCGTCATCTGACCAAACAATTTCAGATTTTGAAATGCTGTCAAACAATGATTTGATCAGGTTGTCCAAATCTGGCTTTTTAACGTGCCACAACAGCCGCGAAATGTATTTTGAATATAATTGTTTAGCTTTATCTTTCGCACGCTTTGATGGTTTTTTAGACACGTTCTGCGGTGCTTTCATATAAAATGTAATTTCTACACGAACAGCACCATCAAAATAGTGTCCGTCGTAATTCTCTTTGATGTAATCTGTGACCTGCTTTCGCCACTTCATCATTTTAGGGTCTTCATACACTGTAGCGTGTCGCCCTCTGATTGTGGCTCGTGGCCTTGATTGTGGCTTTGGTTCAAATGGTATTAAAAACATCTATTCTCTTTTCTTCAAAAAAACAAAAGCGGGCACATTTAAAAGTGTGAGTATAAGGCTTGCGCCCGCTGAAATTCTTTACATGTCGTCCTGTTAACCGACACGTACTTTCTAGTTCGCTTTTTTAGTCGTTCACGGGACTTCTTAATAAATTTCAACTCGTTTTGTGAGTTTCTTCTCTCTGCAATAATCGCAATGTCCGCACGGTTTTGCTTGCGCTCTGCCATGCTTAACATCGTCTAAGTGTTTGATAACCTTAGCTAGCTCGTTTAATTCGTCTTGAATAGCGTCTATATTTTGAATTCGAATAGCTCGAGTATCGCTTGGACTTTCTTTTGTGACCGCATAGATGATTGGTTCGAACGGTTTGTTGTATTTTGTTTCAAGCATTGTCTTATAGACTGCCATTTGCAAAATATAGCCATACGCTTCAAACCAGCGAACTTTGTAATTATTGCCGCTTTCATCTTTAACCCAAACCTCGTCATCAATTGGACCTTTTGTGGTTTTAATGTCGACAAAGTAGCCGTGTTCAATATTTAAGCAGTCAATCTTGCCTTTAAATTCAACACCTGCAATCTCACCCGTTACAGCAGCTTCTTTTTCACCTTGATACAGCGCCGTGAAATTCTTATCTGTTGCAAGTGCGTTAATCATGCTCTCTGCTGTTTCAAACGGTGCGTATAAGTTGCCATTCTTTTTAAAGATTGATTTTTTGTTCTGTTCAATAAACGCCTCATGCGCTTCTTTACTTTCAAATGCGCTGTGAACGTAATTGCCTACTAGTAAAGCTGTCTTATCTCGATTATCTTTCCAGTCGTCATTAAGCTCTGCTAGTGCTCTAGCTTCGCATTCCTTAAATCGTTTAACTTGTGAGACAGACCAATAAGCTTTTGCTGAGTCAAGACTGTAATAATCTTTGCCAAGTAAATCCTTAGTCATCTGTTAAATCTCCGAGCTGGTTGAACAACGCTGTTTGCTCCTCTTGAATTTCGCCAGTTTCTGGGTTAGCAATCGGCAATTCTTCTTGTGGCGCTTCGCCAATCAAATCTGACAAGCTTTCTTCTTGTGGTGTTACGTCAAGTGGTGCTGCTTTCTCGTCTTCGGTTTCGTTATCATCTGAAATTGCTTTTCGCATTTCAACTGATTTTGGACCGTAAGTGCTGATGATGTTTTTCAACAATGTTTTTTTAGCCATAGCGTCAAAGTCTGTTTGCCAAGGTCCATTGTTAAAACTTTTTGAAAATCGTTTACCATGATTATAAGCTTCTGTTTTAGTCCAATAAGTCATCTTTCTAAAACCATTTAGCAACTCAAAGCATGCAAAATATCCTACAACTTCATCTTGCGGTTGACTGAAATCAACTTCTAATGTTTCAAACAATGGGTCATATGACTTGAATTGTGCTTTGTATACTACACCTGCATTGATGCTCTTGTATTGTCCACTACGTTGAGCCAATTCGATTAAACCTTTGTACCCAAGCTGGAACTGTGCTTGACCTTTGTATGGAACGATATAGGCACTTCCCAAACTTGGCTCAATTGGCAAATTTAATACTGCTGCTTTCATTGCTGCTGCTAAAATGGATTCGTTTGTAGCTCGCTTTAAACTGTTATTTCCTTGAATAACTGACAACACACTAGTTGCGAACTGTGCTCCTGCGCCTTTCCAGACATCGTCGAATGTTTTTTGGACATTTGGTGCGTTAAAAAATTGTTTATGTGTGTAAGTAGATACTTGATTTGTCATTATTTTATTCTCCTTTTTCATCTATAAACATTCTGCGTTCCCATCAAAATTCCGAATTCGAATAAGGTATTAATTCTGAATCAATCCTTGTTTTATCAATCGTATTGTCGTTGGCTAAATCAAAAATCAGCTTCCAGCTAGCCCTGTCAAGTTTTCCGTTAACCTTGATATCTAACTTAAAGCCACAATCATTCGTTACCTTGACTCTCATTTTTGTTTTCCTTTCGTTTTCTTCAAATTCCATATTTCACGTTTTAAACGTTTGTTTTCTTGCTGCAAGCTCACAATCTTGTCTTGATATTGATTGATAATCTCACCGTACTCAGTAGCAAGATTGAGATAGTCGCTTGTCCTGTCGTAATATGACTGCTCAAAATCTTCATTCAAAGTTATCATGCTGACCTCAATCTAAAATGTGCTGTTTAACATCTACTCGATAATCGAGCGGAAAGTTAAAGATAATCGCTAAACGCTTGTCTGTTAAATCTTGAATTTCTTCGATAAGGTCTTCATCTGACCAATTTCTATATTTTTTGTAAATTTGGGCTAGTGTTGCCGTTTCATCAACCGCTAAATTGTCGATTGCTTGCAGCAATGCTTCTCTTAATTCGTCATAGTAGCCGACAAGTTCATTGTCCAATCTAATCTCAATCATGCTCGCACCTTTAATTTCTTCAAACAGCTTTCAAATTCATTCAGCGCGTCCTCGTATGCTTCAATTTTGACTTCTTTCTCTTCAATCTCTGCATAGCAGCGATGCACTTCTTCGAGAAAACTAATTCTATTCAATAAGCTCTGTACGTCCATATTTTCCTCTCTAATAAACTATTTTCTTGAGCTGATACATTTTACTGTCTCTAGCCAGCTTTGCTATTAGAGCCTCTGTATCGAGCTTTAAAAGCATGTTCCTAATTTCTTTTGAGTAGTTGTAATAATTCTGCTCGAATTGCTGGATAAGGAGCTCGTTCATACTTGCCAGCCTTTCCAATACTCGTCAAGGTTAACAGACGTGATAGCTGTAACGGTTTTCTGCGATGTTAAAATTTGTTCTTTGTACGGCATTAGACCTGCGTTGCGTTCCATATCGTTTTTTGGCAAGTAGTATCCGCCTCGCCTCGTTCTACGGCTTGCAATGACTGGTTGTTTGAACTCACATCTCAAGCGCTCTACAACCTCTTTAATCCCTCGCTCGCTGATGTCAAATTCAGCTTTCAGCAATTTCAGCGGTACTGGTCGCTCAAAACTGCCGTGATTTTTTATGTAATTCAAAATGTTGATTTCTTGCTCGTTCATCGTTTGCTTTCAGCTCCTTCCGAAAATTTAAAAATACGGTCTTTGTCTCCTCGCATGCCTTTTGTTAAGCGGTCAACGAATGCGTTGTCATAGATTTTTAAAAGCTCAGCTCGTGAGAAATTCGTGTTAATTACTGTTTTAGTCCGACTGTCTAAAATATTGAACAGGAAGCGATATGTCCATTCATTGACTGGTTTGATGTAATTGCCCGTACACGTTTCTTTTCCTAAATCATCTAAAATAAGATAATCACAGCTTGTTAACAGTTTTGTAGCAAATTCTTCTGTAAATCGTCCTCCACCATTAAAACTAGCTTGGACGCGTTGGATAAGCCTTGCGACTGGCATAAAGATAACGCTTTTTGGTTCGTTATAAATTTTAAATGTGTCATTTAGCTGTTTAGCAATCGCTATTGACAGATGACTCTTTCCAACACCCGGACGACCTTGTAGAAAAGTATTGCCTTCTCCACCTTTACCGTAATATCGCACCGCCCTTTGAGCAAATGCGTGTGCTTTCTGGTCTTCGAAATTATGTTCTTCAAAATTCTTCATTGTCGCATTTTTTAAATCGTCTGGAATGATACTCACGGACTCAAACATATTCCATGTTTTAGCAAGCATTCCGTTAACTGTTTGCTGCTCAGCGCTAGACTGTTTCAATCGTTCTAGTTCGTCTTTTTGACATTCTAAACAAAAGGCTGTGCTTGTGTATTCTCCTTGCTGTTTCATGCGTCTGTAATACGGTTTGTTATGAATCGTGCAGACGTCGCCGGTATCTACTAAGATGCCGTTGTTAATCATATATTCATAAGACATTAATTCCATATATTACCTCTAAAATCCAAAGGCTGGATCAACAATATTATGCAAGTCTTCTGTACTACCTTTAGGAAATCCCTTCGATTCCTGAAACTTACGCTGTTCTTCGTCAACTTGTGTGAGAGTTTTGATACCGTTTTGTTTCCAGCCTCTCAAAATACCATTTACATATCCAAAAGAGCGCTTGGCAGAATTAGCAGCTTTATCAATAGCTCTTTTAATGACATCAACTTCAAAACCATCAATTTCTAGATAATCTAATAATTGCTCAAGCTGATTTGGGGTTAAAATCCCTATTTCTTGTTGGAAGTAATCTGAAATATTTTCGATGTTGGTTGCTGGTTGGTCGCTGGCTTTCTCTACTGCACTCTCCTTACCTAACCTAACCTTACCTTTACTATCCTTACCTATCCTATACTGGGTTGCCATTTGGTTGCCAAGTTGGTTGTCATCTGGTTGCCAACTGGTTGTCATTTGGTTGCCAAGTTGGTAAGAACCGGTCGGTGATACTGATAATAAGCTTTTTTCGTTTTGGTAAATGGTTGGTTTAAAACGATCTTTGCGGATTTGATTGTTAATTTTCCAATCGCGGACAACGGTCACGCCACTTTCGAAGATAATGATGAATCCTTTTGCTTGTAACAATTTCAAATCGTCATTGTTAGCTCCGTATGCTCGACTAAGCATTTTTGCATTGCCGATAAATCCTTCGTCATCTGCTTCCATGCCCAGTTGAAAATAAAGGAGTTGACTACTTGCCGGCATATCGACAAATAAATCGCTAGACGTGATGTCTTTGCTGAACATTCTTCTTTGCGCCACTTAATCTTCTTCCTCTCTTTCGCCCCAGCACCCGTGCCAGCCGTCTGTGTCAAAGCCGATTAGCATGATTTCGTCTGTGTCAAAGTATTCATTCCCCATTTGTAGACTCCTCTGATTCTAATATCATTTTCTGCGTTTGCACTATTAGCTCTGCTGTTTCAAATCCTGCCCAGAAAGCTTCTTTGTCTGTTTTTTCAAGCAACGAAACACATGCTGTGCGCATCTTATAAAGAAGATTATTTAAAGTGTCAATTCTGATTTGCTTTTCAAAATTATTGTCATACCCCAAAAGATAAGAAACAGAAACATTGAAATAATCAGCGATTAATTCCCATGCATCTTTTCTTCTCGGAGAACGCTTGCCGTTTTCGAAAGAAGATAATTGACTGGTAGAAAATGTTATGCCTTGTTTATCCTTTAACTCCTCTCTTAACTCCAGAAGTGTTAAATCCTTTTCTTGTCGTAATTCTTTCAATCTAATCATTGTCGTTCCCCTTAAATTGCATCATCTGGTAAACCGTGCATGCGATTGTACGCAATTTGACTCTCTTCGTGCGGAAAATGTTTTGAATACCCACGCTTTGGTTCTTCTTCCTTATGTGCTCTCTTGCCGACAAATGGCAACGTTAGCACGTATAGCAGTGCTGCTAAGCTAAAGCAGATAATAAATAAGTCCATGTTAAATCTCCTTGATTTCTAATTTTCCAGAAAGTGGAAGGTCATGCTCTTTTAAAAATTTAATGTACGCTTTTGCTTCAAACTTGCTTCTAACGAGTGCAAGAAGCTTTTTAGTTTGTCCTTCGCCAAAATCAACCCAGACTTCATAGTCGAAAAAATTGTATGCTAGCTCGTCTGGTGTTAAATCCATGAAATCAGCGAGTTTTTTCAAATTTTTATCGTCTGGGTAATGCAGACCTCGCTCCCATTCGTAGATTGTAGTTTTTGAAACTCCGAGCATCTTGCCAAATTGTTCTTGTGTCAAGCCTTGATTAGCTCGGATTTTCCTAACTCTTTGCCTAAAATACATGTTAAATATTCCTCCATTCATTCTTAATCCATTCTTTTACTGCATCCCGTGGGATTCGATAAATTTTGTCGTTCTTCTTAATGACAGGCATTCCTTTTAAAATGTAATACTTCAACGTGTCATCTCCGACGCCAAGCCACTTTCTTGCTTCGCTTTGCGTCATCAGCGGGCTAAATTGATTATCTTTATCCAAGAAATCAAGTTTGTTTGCTAAAACGGACGTTACTACTGCGTCAATCTTAACTTCAATTAATTCAGCAATATCATTCATTTTTGGACTCCTTTCTGGTATACTGTAAGTAAGTTATTTTTTGTAAGTCACTGATTTCTCAGTGGCTTTTTTTGGTATAATCATCTCGAAAGTCAGTAAATCTTAATAAAATCATTTACTGTTTTAATCAACTCAGAAACTGCTTTGATAGTTTCTGGGTCTTTTTTATCAGATTCCTGAATGACTTCTTTTAAGTACGTAAATGACACTTCTGTGAATTCAGTGATTCTTTCTTTTGTAGCCATATTTACCCCTTTTATTCTGTTAATTTAATCTCAACACCATCAACCAAAAAATATGCTCTGCCTTTCTTATCTTTGAACGCATCGTATTCAAGGGCTTGGAACATATCATCGATGTCGTCGGCTTCAAGAAGAAATATTCTTTTGAAGCCTTTTTTGTAAAAAACGATAATACTTTGGCTTTTCATGTGTTATCCTTTCTGAATTCGTCTAAACTGACTTCTAAGACGTCAGCGATTTTGACAACATCGTCAAATTTTAAAGATTTTTTTCGTCCTTTTTTTAAATCAATCAAGCTGTTTTGATTTAAACCAGCTTTTTTTGCTAACTCATATTTGGTCATCTTCTTTTCAGCTAATAAAATTTCAATTTTTTTCCACATGGTTATTCTCCTTTTTAAGTTAAAAACACAATATATTGTGTGTTGATACTTTTAAAGCAACTACATATTGACTATTCAATATAATTTGATATAATTATATACATGACAAACGGTTGAATAAGGCCTCTCGTCTCCTTATGAAAATCGCAAGTCAAATATATTTAGAAAGGAAAATAATATGGAAGAACCAACTTTTGATTTTTATTTATTAAACACGTATGAAGTTCCAGAGGGACAAGTAATGGGTGAGTTAAAAACAGACTCAAAACTTATTTATGAATTCTTGAATTCAAATCCTGGAACATATTTTCAACGCTTTTATGTTTTCACTGACAATTTAGTTTTACTAGAAGAACGAATCAATGATAAAATTTGTTTCAAATCTAACAAAAAAATTGTTGTTGACAGTGAATACAATATCAGCTTTGAAGATTAAGGACACAACCTCTTCTTAACGCTCAGTAACGGCGAATAGTAGGTTTTTGTTACTTTTGAGGAGTCAAGCGCTAATTTTACAATAGTGTTTGACTCTTTTTTCTTTCCGCTATACGGATAACGTTTTGGTTTCATGTATTATCCTTTCTGTATTTGGTATAATGTAATAAAAACTAATGAGGTGCTGTATGATTATCATTTCACGAAAAGCTAGAAAATTATTAAAATCATTGCTTGATATTCGAAAATCCCAAGAATCTCCTCGCATTAAGCCAGAACAGTATGAAAAACTGATAGATAAACAAGGTGAAGCGCTTGGCGAATTGATTTACCACAAATTAGTGGTTCAAGACATTGGTCACGACATCGGCGTTACCGACGAGGGGATTTATTTTTATCAAGCTTACAAAGAACACAATAAATTTATTTGGTTGACTTCGTTTTGGTTTCCGCTAGCTGTTGCTTTCGCAACGACTGTTATCACACTAATTGTTAATTTTTTATTTTTTAAATAAAATCCAAAAAATCAACGTTCCTAGAAACACCCCTATAAGACTTCCGATAATTGCCAGTGCAACATCGTATCCGTCTAAATTCCACTCAAAGAATTCTTTGAGTTTTTTTAGTTTTTTCATGTTTACTCCTTTCTAACCTGCTGATAAATGTTTGTTGAAATTCTGTTTTAAAACGAATTTTTTACCTAAAAAAATAAAATCTTTATTAACGCCATAATACTTAGCTAGTTTTTCTAATAAACTCAAAGGAATATCTGTACTATCATTTTCGTATTTAAGCAGTGTTTGTTGGTGGATACCTAATTCTTTAGCCACTTCTTTAGCTGTTAAACTATAGTTTGTGCGTAAAGCACGTAACGTCATTTTTTGCATATTCTCACCCCTTTCTAATTATTTGTTACACCTTGTTAACATTGTTAAGGCCTATCTCAACCTTACGAGTATATTATAATCCGTTTTAAAACGAATGTCAATACTTAAAACGATAAAAAACGAATTTTTTTCGTTTTTTATGTTTACAAATCCGAAAAAAATCGTTATTATATAAGTATAAAAATAAAAGGAGGAAAGCTGAATGGCTAGAGGAAGAGGAAAAGCTACTCCTCAAGAAAAAGAAGCAATGAAATTTATTTCTGCTAAAATACGACAGCTATTAGATGAAAATAATTTAAAACAATCTCATCTTGCTGATAAATTAGATATTCCACGAAGTAGTTTTAACGAATACGTTAGAGGGAACGCTCTGCCTCGTCCGGGAAATGTTCAAAAAATCGCTGATTATTTTGGTCTTTTAAAGTCTGACATTGATCCTCGTTTTAAAACTGAAAAACAGGAAGATATTGATGACTCTTTAATTTCTCAAATCAACACTAAAGTGACTAAATTGCATAAGGCACGTCAAAAAAAGGTTTTGACATTTGCTGACAAACAACTAAAAGAACAAGAATTAGAAATAAATAATCAGAATACAGTAAATGAACCCCAAACTATATACTATACTTATAACTATTACGATCAACCGGCTTCAGCTGGTACAGGACAATATTTAAACGATGTACAAGTTGAACAGATTGAGTTACCAGTAGATATAGACGCTGACTTTGTCGTTCCAATTTATGGAGATTCAATGGAGCCAGAATATCATTCTGGAGACTATGTTTTTGTGAAATTATCTGTAGAACTTTCAAACGGTGATGTTGGCGTCTTCGAATTATACGGTGATGCCTATATTAAAGAATTAATTATTGATGATTCTGGGGCTTATTTACATAGCTTAAATTCTAAATACGATGATATTCTAGTTGATGCCGATAGCGATTTTAGAATTATTGGCGAAGTTGTTGGGAAATATTCGGAAAATTAAAATTACGTGCAAAACTGAACCACGTTAAAAGCTGATGGAGGTATTAATATCATGAAAGACGAGAAGAAAGTCTTAGGTATTTTAGCTATTGTTTTTGGTGGATTTGCTCTTGTAGGCTCTTGGGTGCCTATTTTAAATAATCTATCATTTGTAGTTGCTATAATTTCACTAATTTTGGGAATTATTGCATTAGTGGTTAATCGCAAAAATAAAAAGGTTCTTGCAATTGTTGGAACTTGTTTGTCACTTGCTTCAATTATTATTGTTTTGGCTACACAATCAATGTATGGTAGTGCTTTAGATAAGGCTAGTAAAGCTGTTGATGAAGCTAGCTCGTCTATTGACGCCGATTATAGCAAGTCATCTTCCGAAGAAGCTAGTAAAGAAGCAGAAGCTGATAAGAACTTCAAGTGGACTGATGCTTATTTTGATAGCATTGTAGATGGCACTACTACTTATGACGAGATTGTAGCAACTGTTGGTGAGCCAAATACAACTGAAACAGATACTGATTATGATATTGATACCGATTCGGAAGTTCCATCTATGGATTGTGATTGGGATTTAGACGATGGTTCATACTATGCTAGTGTTTCAATTCACTTTGTTCAAAAAAACGGAACTTATGTAGTTGATTATAAAACCGGCACTGGTCTTAAATAAAACAAAAAAATCCCTCACACTCTCCTTCGCCAAAATTTGAGTGTAAGGGTTAGATGATAAGTACAAAAAACAACTTAATTAATTACTTAAAAATTGGAAATGGAAAAGTCCAGGTTCGTTGCTTTTTGTATACACTATTTTACCAAAAAAGCGAGGTTAAAGCAATGGCTTCTTATCGTAAACGTTCAAACGGTTGGGAATATCGTATAAGCTATAAAAACATGTATGGAAAATACAACCAACTAACAAAAGGTGGCTTCAGAACCAAAGCCGAAGCTGTTAATGCTGCAGCAATCGCTAAAAAAGACTTATTGGACGGCGTTAAAGAAAATAAAACAATAAGTCTAGCTGATTATTTCGGCAATTGGATGGAAATTTACAAAAAACCCGAAGTTGATCCTGAAACGTATACTAAATACAAATTCTCTCACAAAGTTATTAAAGAATATTTCAAAGACGCAAAGATGGTTGATATTACAGCTACACATTATCAAAAAATCTTCAATCAATTGGGAGAACGATATGTAAAAGACACAGTCAAAAGAGTTAACTCAAACATCAGACAATCACTAAAAGTAGCTTTGCACGAAGGTAGTTTAAAAAAAGATTTTACAGCACTGGTTAAAATCCACTCTTCTATCGAATCTTCAAAAAAAGGAATGAACTATCTTGAATTAGAACAGCGTGAAAACTTCATTGAAAGTGTTAGTGAGACAATTCAGTATCAATCAAGCTTCTTCTGCTATGTTGTAGCAAAAACGGGGCTACGTTTTTCTGAAGCGCAAGGTTTGACGAATGATGACAAATGTATCAACCGAAAAGAATTATATATTTACGTTTTTAGAACCTACAAAGTTAACGGTGCAAGGCGAGGGTGGGGGGAAACTAAGAACAAGCAGTCGGAACGAAAAGTTCCAATTGATGAAGAGTTTATTCAAAAACTCGACGAATACTTAAACTCTGGTTTTGTAGCAAACGAAGATAACAGATTATTTACTCACGTTTCAAATAACATGGCTAATAAATTAATTAAAAAACGAACTCAAACGGAAGTTACTTGTCACGGTTTGAGACATACGTATGTAAGCTTTTTGATTTATCACAATATTGACGTTGTTTCAATTGCACGACTTGTCGGGCACAAGGATGCTACAGAAACACTTCAAACGTACGCCCATCTATTTGAGAGAAGACAAGATGAAGTGTTTGAGCTTGTTAGAAAAATTATTTAAATATTTTTTGGACTAATTTTGGACAAAAGCTATTTTTAGAATTAAAAAAGCCTTGAAACAAAGGCTCTTTTTATATAGTTGTATCCACCCTAAGGGAATCGAACCCCTATTTCAAGAACCGGAATCTTGCGTGATATCCATTACACTAAGAGTGGCAACTACTATATTATACCATATCGAAACAAAAAGAAAAGACTTGGAAATCAAGTCTTTTCTCATTTATAA